TGTCATGATAAAGCGCTTCCTTACCGCTGCCATCATTCTCCTCTATTGCACCAACGCCCACGCCCAATTCAATGGCACCTCCGGCATCTACGCCCTCAACCACGTTCTCTGGGGCGTGATGGCATCCCCATTCTCCGTCGCCACTCCCGGTTCCGGTTACGCCACCAACGATACCGTTACCCTCGACTGTCCCAACACTTCCACCTTCCTCGGCCCAAACACCGTCCACCCAGTCGTCACCTGGAACGGATCGGCCTGGGTCCTGAACAATCCTGGCGTCGCCACCTCCATCCCATCCACAGGTCTCGCCGGTGGCCTTAACGGTGTTTGTACCCTCACCCAACTCTCCACATCTGGCACCGGCTCTGGCGTCACCTTCAACGCCACCTTCGGCCCAAATGCCGCATCCCTCAACGGCAGCAACACTACTGGTGGTGGGGGTGGTGGCACAACCCCAGGCGGCGCAAATGGCTCCATTCAATACAACAACTCTGGCTCCTTCGGCGGTCTTGCCAATCCCCTCCCTATCGGCAATGGCGGCACTGGTTCCGCCTCACCCAGCGGCGTGATCGCTGGAACCAACATCACCATCAGCGGCTCGTTCCCCAACCAAACCGTCAACGCCACAGGCGGTGGAGGAGGCTCCCTATCCATCACCGATGGAACCCACACAGTAAGCCCGACCACCGCTCTTACCATTAACGGCGCGACGGTCGGCGGCTCTACCCCCAACGCCTCCATCACAATCTCTGGCGGCGGAACCATCACTGGTTTTGCCACGCACGCCGCGCTCATATCTGCCACGACCGCTTTCAGCACCAATACGCTCACCCAGGCAGGCTTCTATGCCGCTGGCGATGGTGGTCAGGCGACGTATCAGTGGAACACTACAACCTATGGCTTTTGCAACGGCGGCACGATGGGATCGCCTGTTGCAGCAGATGGGATCGCCTGCATCTTGCCATCTGGCCAAAGCTCAAGCACCGCAGGCAGATACATCCTCCAATTGAGCGACGGGATCGACGTGCGACAAATCGGAATGGTTGGCGATGGAATTACCGACAATTCGTCGATTGTCCCCACTTTAATGTCCTTGATGAATACGGGATCCCAAGCCTCCCAGTCAGACGTTCATTTCCCCAAAGTTCCTGGGCAGGAGTACACTAACTACTATTTCTCTGCGCCATTCCATGTGACTCGTCCAATGATGATCCGGTGCGAAGGATGGATGGGTGCAGATTCGGGAACTAGGTTAGTATTCCCCGCTGGCGTTCATGGGGTAATATTTGACAACTTCAGCACATCACCAGACGGAACTGGCCTGCCGGGTGGTGGAATGCAGGGATGCGGCATTGTTAATAGTGGATTTTACGAGGGTTACCCAGTAACAACGGGTTCCAATGCCGTTATTAGCATAGGAGCAGATAAATATTTTGGAACATGGGGTTTCCATGTAGGCGATGGCATTATTACATATCTGTATGGTCCGACAAATGGACAGCCAGCAATTGCGCCTGGGGCAACTATCACCGCCACAAATCCTGGGGTATCTATCACTCCGAGTTCTCCGCTCATTTCAGGATATACTGGTGCTGCGTTTGGGCTTTGGCGGTTGCCGGTAGAGGATGCTTTCACAGTCAACACCTCCTCTGGCAGCCCAGACGTTACAGTTACGGCCGGTCCAAGCGTATTGCAACCAGGGGATTTTATCTGGTCCGACGCCTTTCCGTTCGGGACGACGATATTAACCACTAGCAATACTGGAGGTGGTCCGGTCGCGCAGACGGTCACAATGGCCCCTTATTCCCTCAACAATTCCGCCACGACAAATGCGACCAAGTCGGAGACTGGGGGTCACATGTGGATCATTCCAGCCGCGATCAAGACCTTTACGGGATTCAGTCTAAAAAGGAATTGGCTGGGTACTTTCGGCATTGGTCTTGAGATGGAATGCTCATTTTGGAGCAGCGCTCACTCTGGATGTAACGCTTCACTGGCAGAAGAAAATATATTTGTGTTTGATATATTTGGGCGTATGGTCATGGGCGACAACGCCGGGGCTAGCACTTCGTTTAGTAATATCTACTCATACAACTCGTTTGCCGATATTGTCGAGGGTGGCGCGGTTGGAAGTACGTACTATAATGAGAATGCCAATAGCCAAGAAGCAAGCACCGCACTTTACAGCATCGTGGGGGAGTGTGTAAATTCTAATTCAAGCTCTTTTTTCGGTGGGTACGCACCGACAACGGGCGGATACTGTCTGAATGATCGACTGGATACTGCCCCTACCTCGGGTGGCGTAGTTGCCTTTATATTTCCGCAAACGACCACGCCAACGGGGGCACCCGTTATCTATAATAACAATTTTGCGAATAATTGGTTTTTTGCAGGCCCGAGTTATGGAATGTCGGTCTGTATGAATAAACCGGGGGACGTCCTCGCCTGGTCGCGCGATAATCAAGGTTGCGGCGGTCCTGAGACATGGACTATAGGATGGGATACGCGCGGATTTTGGGTTTGGGATTATTTTACCGGGGCCGGCGGCAATACTATGTTGATGACGGAGGGCGCGCTTGGTGGGTATACGGGATATACGGCTGGAAATTTAGCGCTCATGAGTTTTCAGCAAGGGTTATTGCTTTATGACGCAGAAGCAGGTGGGGGTGGGATAGGGTCTGAGCGCTTATTGGATGAGGGAGTATCCATTCCTGCGGCAACATTCCACCAATTCGGAGACATTCATTTCAATCAGAATGCCTTTCCTGGGACAAACTTCGCTTGGATAGACACCTACAACGGTCAAACCAACCTCGGGAGCGCTGTCACTGGCGGAGTAACAACATCCGTATCCATCGGCGGCTGTCCTGCGTATTCACTTCCGGCTGGTACGCCGGTTATGGATAACTCTAACCCCGCTATACCCTTGCTCATAGGAACTGTGAGCACTTGTGTCTCTACAACGCTGACCTTCCAGTCCACTGCTACCGCCAGTGCGGCGTCTGGCCATCAGATCATGTTCATGCTGTGGAAGCCGGTTGGCATCGTGCAGGATTCCGCGCCAACAATTTCCTCGTGCGGCACAGGGAGCCCATCCGTCGCCGCCGGATCGACAAACATATTTGGATCGTTTACTATGGGGACAGGGTCTCCAACCGCCTGCACGATCACCTTCGCTCATGCTTACCCAACCACAGCCTTCTGTACCGTGACTCCAGCATCCCCGGGGGGCGCAGCAATCACCGGCGGTGACTATCTCTCTGCCATATCTGCCTCTGGTTTTACCTGGACCCTCGGCACTGGCACGAGCAGCCTTGTCTTCGACTACACCTGCGGGGGGAACTAATGACTAATCCCCCAATCAGCAAGCGGCCTCCCCCGCTGCTGGTCGGACCCAGCGCCTCGCTGGTGTCGTTGGGCTTCATCGGCTTGATGGCGCTGGGTCTGTTTTCTAGTGTGTTCCATGGCTGACGCTAACCACGACGCAATCTTCGAGTGGCTTGCCAAATACTCCGGCGATCCACTTGGCTTTACCCTTGGCGCCTATCCATGGGGAGTGCCGGGATCAACCTTGGAGAAATTCGATGGCCCAGACGAGTGGTCGCGTGAACTCTTTGAGCGTATCCGAGTGGGACTCCTTACTCCCAACGCTGCAATCCAAGAAGCAACTGCCTCCGGTCACGGCATTGGCAAGTCCGCCACCGTCGCTTGGATCATCCTCTGGGCGTTCTGCACCTACCCCGATTGCCGTGGAACCATCACCGCCAACACTGAAGTCCAGTTAAAAACCAAAACCTGGGCAGAACTTGGCAAGTGGTTCAATCTCTGTTGGTTCTCCCAAGACCTATTCCAACTCGAGGCCACTGCCCTCTTCTCCCGCGATCCCGGTCGCAAGTTCACCTGGCGCATCGACATGGTGCCGTGGTCCAAAAACCATCCCGCCGCATTCGCTGGCCTCCACAACCAAGGCAAGCGCATCATCCTTCTCTTTGACGAGGCGTCAGAAATCGATGACATCATTTGGGAAACAGCCGAGGGCGCGCTCACAGACACGGACACTCAAATCCTCTGGCTCGTATTTGGAAACCCCACCCGAAACGTGGGCCGCTTTCGAGAATGCTTTGAGGGAGGAAGTCATGCGGAGTCGTGGCACAGCCGCCAGATCGACAGCAGAACAGTCAAGATCACCAACAAATCCCGCTTTGAAAGATGGATAAAGACCTATGGCGCGGATAGTGATTTCGTTCGCGTCCGCGTTCTCGGTCAATTCCCGAGGCGTGGTCTTCAAGAATTCTTCTCGTCAGCCGACATCGACGAAGCAATGCGCCGCGAAGTCCCGTACACCGATCGCTCAACCCCCTTCGCAATGGGGGTTGACGTCGCCCGATACGGCGGCAACAACTCCGTCATCTTCCCCCGCAAAGGTCGGGACGCCCGATCCATAGCCCGGCTCTCCTTCAATGGCCTCTCCACCACCGAACTCACCAACAAAATCTTCGAATGCTGGCAACTGTGGCGCCCAGATGGCATATTCATTGATGGCGGCGGTGTCGGTGGTGGCGTTGTTGATCAATGTCGCAATGTACGTCTTGCTGTTACAGAAGTGCAATTCGGGGGCAAAGATTCCATCACTGGCATCAGCAATGACAATTCTGGCGAGAAATACGCCAACATGCGCGCCGCTATGTACGGCGCTATCAGAGCGTGGCTTAAAGGTGGCGCCCTACCCAACGACCCCGAACTAAAGCAAGCAATGCTCGCCATCCGCTATACCATCCAGGAGAAGACCGGCGCCATCCTCCTCCTCTCCAAAGAAGACCTAATGGAGGACAATCCCAACCTTGTCCTTGACGATCTCGATGCCCTTGCCTGTACATTCGGCGGCCCACTTGCCCCGTCCGCAATCGCTGGTGGCGAGTTCCCCCACGCCGATCTTGTCGAGTCCGAGTACGATCCCTACGATCCCGAGAGGATTGCCGCATGACCAAAGAAGAACTCACCGCCCAGCTTGCCAAGTTCCCCGACAACACTGACGTCGTCATAGTCGATGAAGATGGTTGGCATTTGGAAATCCGTGAACTGATCTACTTTCTTAGTCACAACGAAATCACCATCCGGCCTGTTAAGGAAAAGGCATGGGTCAAGGCAAGGGAAACTGCGGCATGAAACCCCATGACTTCTACTCCGTGATCCTCTGCGAACCAGTCTCCGCGGCAATCGGCCTTGGCTCAGCCCTTGTCGGTGCTGCTGGCAGTCTCCTCGCCCCCAAGCCCAAGGCCCCGCCCGCACCCCTCGTCCCACCAACCCCGCCCCCAGCCCAACAACCCCAAGGCTCACCCCAGGGCGCCGCACCACAGCAAGCGCCTTCCTTCCTCGCCGCAGCCGCCGCACCTGCCCAAGCCAACACCATCGGCGGGCAGGGCAAGACATTGTTGGGGCAATAGGTCATGGCCCTCGTCGTCCCCATTCGCAAAGATGTCCCCACCCAACCCCAGGGCCCGATGTCCACCACCCAACCGCCCGACCCAAACTTCCTCCTAATGGCCGCAGCGCTCATGCACAAAGATGGCCGCTTGATTAAGAAAGACACCAGTGGCCAAGTCGCCGGGCAATAACCCGTTCAAGGCTCGAACGGTCGGCCCAGTTCGCCCGATTAGCGAAGCCGAGTACGCTTACCATCGCTACTGCGAAGGTCGACTCATCGCGCTTCGTGTCAATCGCTATTCATGGTGGGTTCATTGGCGAGAACTCGCCGACTTCATCCTGCCCAGGAGATACAAATGGCTGATCACCCCGAACCAAATGGCCCGCGGAGCCCCGATCAACCAGCACATCCTGGACTCTACGGGTACCATCTGCGCCCGCAACTTGGCGTCAGGCCTAGTTTCTGGGAAGAGTTCCCCAACCCAACAATGGTTCCGTCTAAAGATTGGGAAGCTCGACTCCACTCAGACTTCGCCCGTATCTTTGTGGCTTGCGGAGTGTGAGCGCCTACTTTATCTGATCTTTGCTGAGAGCAACTTCTACACCGCAATCGGCGTTTTCTACTTCGACATGGTGGTCTTCGGCACCGCAGTCACCCTCGAATACCCCGACTTCAAAACCGTCGTCAACTTCATCAACCCATGCCTCGGCGAATACTACGTCGACATCGACGGCAACTATCGCCCCTGCATCTTCTACCGCGAATTCACCATGACCGTTGATGCCTGCGTCAGTGAGTTCGGCCTTGAAAACTGCTCGGCCCCAATCCAGGAACTATACAATGACACCTCAGGCGCCAACCGAACCCGCGAACTCATCGTCGCTCATTCCATCGAGCCCAATGACGATGGCAATGCTCGATCTTTCGGTTATGATGCCCGTTGGGCTTACCGAGAAGCTTATTGGGAATGGGGCGGAAGCACATCGCCTCAGGGCGGCGCTACGGCACCTCCTGGATTTCTACGCAAGCGAGGCTATAGTGAAAAGCCAGCTATCATAGGCCGATGGGACATTGTCTCCAATGATCCCTACGGCCGAAGCCCAGGCATGGATGCGCTACCTGACATTAAGCAAATCCAACTCGAGCAACGTCGCAAAGCTCAGGCAATTGACAAGATGGTCAATCCTCCGCTTGTGGCTGATGTTCAACTCAAGAACCAACCTGCCAATCTCACCCCAGGCGGCATTACCTATGTTGCTGGTTTCACGAACGGTGGCAAACCGGGTTTTGCGTCTGTGTATGAAACCAAGTTCCCCGTCCAGGAAATTACCCAAGACTTAATGGAGGTCAAGAACCGTGTCTCGCAAGTCTTCTTTAATGACGTCCTCAAGGTCGCCAGTCAGTACGAAACTCGCTCGAACGTTACGGCGGTTGAATGGGACCTCAGGAAATCTGAGGCGCTTGTTATGCTTGGACCGGTATTGGAGAGAATTGATACAGAAGTCCTCAAACCCATTGTTGAGCGCACCTTCAATATTGCCAATCGAGCAGGCGTCCTACCACCGCCACCACCAGAGGTACAGGGACAACTCCTGAACATTGAGTTTGTGAGCATGTTGTCCCAAGCCCAACAAGCCACCTCTGCCGGATCAATCGAACGTGTCTTCACCCTCGGCGCTCAGCTAGCAGGCATCGATCCATCTGCCATGGACAACATCGACGTAGACTACGGCCTGGACAAAATCAGCAGCCTCCTCGGCAACGACCCAAAGATGATCCGTTCGCCCGAAGCTCTCGCCGCAATCCGCAAGCAACGTGCCGACCAAATGCAGCAAGCCCAGCAAGCTGACATCGCCCAGAAGCTCAGCGCCGGCGCAAAGAACCTAGCCACCGCCCCTGTGGGTGATGGTAACGCCCTCGAAAAGATGTTAGGCCAATGACCCAGTGGGAATATAAAAGCTTTAACCAAACCTTCACATCCATGGATGTGTCAAGGCTTCGTCTAGAATGGTTCAACGCCCTCGGTGGGGAAGGCTGGGAGATTGTTAACGAGAGTTCAGCTTTCAACGCCGACTACACCACCTGTTCGGTTTTCATCCTAGCAAAGCGGCCCAAGTCCTAATGCCCTACAACGCCTCCGATCGTAAACAAATCCGCGCTGCTGAAAAAGCCCAGCAACGGGCGGACCAGATGAAGACAGACTTTCTCAAGTCCTGTCTTTCAAGTCCAGGTGGGCGTCAATGGTTCTACGACCTCCTCGAGTCCTGCCATATGTTCTCCGATCCATGGACTGGCAATCCATATACCGAAGCTGCGGTGAAGGGTGAACGCAACGTAGGACTTCGTATCTATCTAGACATAATGCAGAACTGCCCAGACCAATACATAACAATGTGGAGAGAAGCTAATGGCCGACGAACCGAACTCGACGCCGCAGTCAACCCCGACCGAACAGATTCCGGGGAATACGCCGGAAGCCCGGACTTCGGACGGGACACTCAAGGATCAGAGCCAAGGGACTACGACAACTGATGCCAAACAACCCGATGCCACCACCCCGACCGGCGCCCCGGAAAAGTACGAGTTCAAACCTGCCGATGGTAAGTCCCTCGACCAGTCCGCCATCGACGCAGCTATCCCCGTCTTCAAGGAACTTAATCTCACACAAGCTCAGGCCGATAAGTTGATGGGCGTTTGGAACGGGCGAGTTGAGGAACTGTCGAAGGAAAACGTGAAATTCGTCGAAGCCATGCGGGCTGATTGGCGCAGCCAGGTTGAGAAAGACCCTGACATGGCGGGCCGACTTGACCAAATCAAATCCGACATCGGCCAGTTCAAAGCCTCCCTCGACCCAAAGCTCCGCGCCGATTTCGAAGAAGCCATGAACCTAACCGGCGCAGGCGATCACCCTGCATTCGTCAAAACCTTCTGGAAGATGTCGCAATCCTTTATCGAGGGCAAACATGTCACCGGACGCGGCCCATCGCCCAATGGTCAGGAAGCGCCCAATCAACCCCGTAAGAGCCTAGCGGAAATGATGTATCCGAACCTTCCGTCGGGGAATGCATGACCATATATCTTGAAGATATGTTCGATTACAATCCCGAAACAGGCTGGTTCACCAACCGTGTGTCTCGTGGTCGGGCCAAGGAAGGTGATCGTGCAGGTGCATTCACCGGCCACGGCTATCGTCGTATCATAATCGACTACACTAAACATTACGAACATCACTTGGCATGGTACTACGTCTATGGAGAATATCCCGACGAAATAGACCATATCAATGGTGACGGCAGCGATAATCGTATCGCTAATCTACGAGTATGTACGCGTACGCAGAATAACTTCAATGCTCAATCTACACTTGGAGAGTCCGGCCTCAGAGGGGCGTACTTGGACAAACGATACCTACAGTGGTATTCAAAAATCCAATTCGGTCGTCAGGTGAAGTTCTTGGGTAATTTTAATTCTCCAGAAGAAGCGCATCAAGCATACCTACGGGCGGCTGATGAAATCGCTGGAGAGTTTGCAATTCACAGGAGAACACTGTAATGGCGACCATCGGTAGTGTGGCCCTAACGTACGCAGATTGGGCCAAAAGAACAGACGGCATGGGTAGAATAGCTTCGATCATCGAACTCCTCTCCCAGACTAATGAAATCCTTGACGACATGCTCGTTGTCCAGGGCAATCAGGAAACCGGACACAAAACCACAGTCCGGACCGGCCTTCCGCAGGCAACTTGGCGCTTGCTTAACACAGGTGTTCCCAATGCCAAAAGCACGACCGCGCAAATCGTCGACACGTGCGGTAATCTCGAAACCTACGCCGTCATCGACAAGGACATTGCGGACCTCAACGGCAACACCGCGGAGTTCCGTCTCTCCGAAGTTAAAGCGTTCCTAGAGGGTATGTCCCAGCAGGTTGCCACAACCCTAATCTACGGCAACCAGCACGTCAACCCTGAGCGGTTCACCGGGCTTGCACCACGGTACAGCACAGTGACGACTGCTAATTCGCAGACCGCCAACAACGTCCTCAACGGCGGCGGCACGTCCAACACCAACACCTCCATCTGGGGCGTGGTGTGGGGCAACGACACTCTCCACGCAACTTTCCCGAAGGGCAAAATCACTGGCCTTCAGCATCGGGATATGGGCGAATGGCCTGTGCTGGACAGCGCATCCAACACCTACCAAGCTTACCGGGACCACTTCAAGTGGGAAATCGGCCTTGTCCTCCGCGATTGGCGTTATGTGTTCCGTATCGCCAACATCGACGTGACGCAGCTAACAGGTGTCTCGGCGGCGAACCTAATCAACCTCCTCGTTCGTGGGTTGTATCGTTTGCCAACTGCGCCTGCCAACGCCACCGCCATCCAGACTTCGGACACTCCCGAGGTCCGCGCAAACCAGGGCCGCTTGGTGTTCTACTGCAATCGTATCATCCGCACCTACCTCGACCTACAGGCGATGAACAAAACCAACGTCTTGCTCCGTCTCGAGGAGTTCAACGGTATGGTCGTCACCACCTTCCGTGGCGTTCCCATCCGAACGGTTGACGCGATCACCTCCACCGAAGCGCAGGTGACCTAACGAGTTAGCAGCGAGCAACCAGCACCTAAAAAGGACCTGTATCATGATCATCGACGGACTTATGCTTTTCACCGGGACCAGCAATGGGGCAAGCGGTGGCATCACCACCTCGGCCTATGCTGACCTTCCCACCACCGGCACTCAGGCGGCGTCCAACATCCTCGACCTTGGCGTTACCTCGGGTATTCCATCCTCTGCCAATGGTGGCGGCGCACGAGACATCGGCATTGGCGATGATCCGGCAATGAAACTCTCCGCCATCGCTACGGTGGGTTTCTCGGCCGGCACCACCATCCAACTCCAACTCCAGGGCGCGATTGATGATGGCTCTGGTGGTATCGGCACCCTAACCACCATGTGGACATCCCCGGCCTATGCGGCTGCGGCTGTTCTTGCCGGTACCCAACTCGCCAATGTTGATGTTCCACGCACAATCCCGGGTCAGGGTATCCCCCGGTTTCTTAAACTAAACTTCATCACCACCTCCACCAACTCACTCGGCAAGATCGAAGCGTTTGTGGCGATGGGTCTTGACCAGCAAATCCCGGCATCGGGCCCGACTTACTCCGGCTATCCCGCTGGCGTGAACGTCGCGAACTAAGGAGAAATCGCTGTGAAGAAACTCCTCCTCTCCACGGCGATGGCGCTAGGGCTTTATGCCCTAGTTCCGGCGCCTTCTGCACACGCACAGACTGCGGGTTGCGGAGTCAACTATGTCCCGGCTGTTGGTATTAACTGCGCCAACATTCGGGCAAAGACCTACTCCGCGGCAATCCTCAAGCTAGTCCCGGCCGCCACTCCAACCGACTTCTTCTGCATCTCTGGCTCGGCAACCAAAGCCATCAGTGTGCGGAGGATCGAGATTGGCGCAACCGGAACTGGCTTGACCCAGCCGATCTACCTCAACCACAACCTAGGCCTCGACACCGGCACGGCTGCTGTTGCCGCGACGTATGGTCCGATTGCCTACCCACTCAACTCCGCAAACCCTGCCGCTACAGCGGTGGTGGTTGCGTATAATACCACCGGTGGCAATCCTACCATCGGCGGTACCGTCACCACCATTCGCTCGAGTATCATCCTCTCCGCTCTTGCGACAACCCCTGTAACGAACCCGACCTTGATCTGGCAATTCGGCACTAGTGTTGATGCCTATAGTCAGGGCCTGGACATTCCCTCAGGCGCTACCACGGAGCAGTACTGCCTAAACTACGTGGGCGGCACTGCCCCCAGCACTGTCAATGGTTACATTGAATGGACGGAGAATTGAAATGGCACGTTGGCGCTTACGCACTTCCCACTACCTTAACGTTGTCGAACCTTGGGAATGGGAATACAAGCAAATCAACCGCAAGACCGGGCGTGAGGATCGGCTCCGCATGCAAGTCCCGCGGTTCCTGGACTTGAAGGACCCCGCAGACTGGACGGAGAAGCCGGAAGGTGTTGGAGTTGCCAAAGGTGGCAGCTTTGATGAAGTCGACGGCAACATCATCGTCTGCCATAAGGGTAAGGGCAATCCCGGGGACGTTGAGTTCCTCGGCGATCCCACCCCTGAGATGGACCCGCTCGACGCCGAAGCTCGGGAAATCTCCGCTTCCTTCGCCACAGCTTGGCAGTACAAACCCGAAGGAATGGATGGCATCTCCCACAGCCAGTCCCTCATCGAACGCTTCGACACCGAAATGGCCTCGATCCGGGACAAGGCACAGGTCCCGCAACAACTCGTCATCCCCGGCCTCGAGGACCTCGTCAAACAGCTTGCCACTATCTCGGTTAACCAAGCCGCGATGATGGATAAGCTGAACAAATCTGCTCGTCAGTTAGGATAACTCGCCATGCCTTCTGCCTTCGACGTAGCACCGGTAGGCCCCACCTCAGGTGGCAAGGTCTATGCGTTCAGCAACCTCGGCACTACGTCGGAGGTGGTGGCACCGGCCAACCAACAGCGGACACAGATCACCTTCGACAACCCGGGGACCGTGGACATTGTCGTGTTCCCGTGTTTTGTCCAAGCCAGCAACCCAAGTTGGACTAGTGCCAGCACACTACAGAATGCCGTGAGTGGACAGGTGTCCTTGTCCAACGTAGCACTTTCCCCCACTACCTCCGCTCTTGCTGGAGGTTACCGCATCTACGCTAATGGTGGTTCACGCACTTTCTCCGGCGAGTGTCAAGGCGCATGGCAAGCCCTGGCCGTCACCGGTTCCAGCAACCCTCTCACAGTGACTGACTCGAATGTATAAGTGGCTCATCGGGTTCTTCGCCCTCATCGCTCTCGCCGTTCCGTTCGCCCAACGTGGGACTGAACACGCCATTGCGCAGGGACAGGTGTTTTGCCAAACTCGCCCACCTGGGACCAGTGACAATTCCTGTGCGAGCACCGCCTTCGTCCAGGCCGCAGTTGGGGGCGGTGGGTCAACCACCATCACCAACGGCACGACCAACACCTCTGGCTTTACCGATACCTACGTGCTGATCAGCACCGCCTCCAAGGTCGGGCAGGTGATTGGATCAACCATCGTCAACGGCGTTACCTGCGCGCTTGGCGGGAGTTGCACGATCCCAAGTGCTGGCATTGCCAACGTTAGTGGATCGGCCCAAAACACCACGGGCACAATCTCAGCAGCATCGCACACCCTGACACTAGCCCTGGCGAAGGATTTCGTCAATGGACAAGGCATCCGCGTCAATCACGCAGGCGCCGCCTTCACTCTCAATCCCCCAACCGGAGGGGTTGTCACGCCGGAAGGCACGCCAGGCGTCACCACTTATCAATACCGAATTGCCTCCCTCGATGCTAATGGTGGTGTGGGCGCTCTGATCGCATCCTTCCAAACCACCACCGGCAGTGCATCGTTAGGTTATGCCAACTTCAACCTCGTTGCCTGGACAGCGCCAGCTTCAGGCACAGCGCCGTCGGGATATGCCGTACTCAAAAACATAAGCGGCACGTTCACAACTGTCGGCATTGTGGCAAATGGCGAAGTTTACTTCGAAGATCGAGGCTACACCGCTTTCCCATTCATCGATTGGGTGCCGACAACGGCATGGGCAGGGTCACTTGCAGATGCGCTGGTTACCACCATTTCTAGCGGTGGCGGGACCACAAGCCTAACCCTTGCCGGTGCATCAACCACTGCCGCCACAACTCAAGGTATTTACCACGACGACGGCGCGGCAATCCAAGCCGCACTCACGGCTGCTGGTGCCTTATCTCCACCGGGCACAATTAACTTCAGTAACGGAACATACTACATCGCCACTTCAACAGGCCTAACCGTCCCTCAAGGGGTTGGTATAAAAGGTCAGCTTCCAAACTCTATCATTCAAACAGTGTTTCCTGACGAGAGCGTATTTAAATGGGCCCCTGCCACAGGTGGCAACCACATCTCCGGGCTCACCTTCAAGCTTGTTCCTGGAGCAATCGGCCTCGATCAAAACATAGCCGAAGTGGAATGGATTGATCATATTCTATGCCTAGGTGGCGCAACTGGCAATAGCGGTACTCCCACCTGTATCTCCGAAGTTGGTACACTTCAAATCGACATCAGCCATATCACCCTCCAAGAATGGGATGGGGCGATCGGCTATGGCACTGGTGGCATCCCTCCATCGATTAGTGTTGTATACACCGCTTCAAATCCATCATTAGAAATTACTATGGATACAATCATTATGTTCAACTACGGCGCTCAAGTAATGATTGAGCAGCCGACCATTCAGTTTGACCAATGTCTCAATTGCACTTTGACAAACTCATACCTCAACGCCGGTTGGGGTGAGACAGGAGCCCAAGTCTTCGGTGGAGTTGGGGTGGAGTGGGAGGGCAATAGTCAGTCCCTTGCTATGACTGGCGATCAAATCCTGGGTTATGCGCATGGGTTTAGGGCCGACTCCGCAACAAGTGGCCAACCACAAACACTTAACATGACGGCAAATCACTACGACTTCTGTGGGTCGAACTGTATACTTCTAAACGCCGGCTTCTGGATTGCCCTAACAAACAACTCGTTTGAGGGAGAAAATCAATCGCCGTGGAATTATGTTGGGAATAAGGGCATCACCTTGAACTCTGGCTTCACTGTTGGGCCAAGTGTTATATCAAATAATACCTTCCACGACTTTACCAGCACCGGGGCATTTGGGATACTATTAGGATCGTCACCTGCGAACATATCCATATATGGAAACCAAGGTTTTGACGTTACCACCCTCATCAGCGGCTCGGTTGGCTCAGGATCGGTGATTGGGTCGACCTGTGCCGCTGGGGTGCCGACCGCAGCCTTCTTCACCGTGAATGGTGTTCCCGGCGCGTGTTAGAAAGGAAGCTCAACATGAATAGTGATCAAGTTCTAGGTATCCTTCGTTCCATCCTTGCAGCCGCCGGTGGTTGGGCTGTGGGGAAAGGCTATATCGACAGTGACACAGCCACAGCCCTTGCGGGCGCGATCGTCACCATCGCCATTGCCGGATGGTCATTCTATACCAACTCGAAGTCGGCGATGATCAAATCTGTCAACAACGCAGATAATGGGGTTAAGGTAGTGGACGCCAACGCACCTGCCCCAACTGTCAACGAGTCGTTGAAATGAAACACCTAGCCCTCGTCCTCTACCTCAACGGGCATATGGTCGAGGCCGTTCCTGAAGGACGGTTTGCCAACGCACGAGAATGCATCGCCTACGTCCAGCATGAGCTAACCATTCTATCTATGGGCGGGCTGCCTATAAATGCAAGGGTGGTGTGTAAATGAGATTTGCCTTGTTATTCCCCCTGGCCCTGGCCGGATGTGCAAGTCAGCCATCTTCCCAATACTGGTCCAGTATCTCAACCGAAACAGGAGCAACCATCAATGGCGAACACAGTTACTATCGCCGAGATTACCCTCAAAGACCTTGGGGTGGACATCGCATGGCAGAACGACAACAGCATCATCCTTTCCAAAGGATGGATGGTTCACGTTACGATCACTACTGAGGATCAGGAAATCCTCTACGCGTTCATCAAGGCTCAACGGACTAAAGCAGGATTAGCGACATGAGAAAGTTTCTGGTAGTTTCACTTCTTGGGTTGACCCTTGCTGGGTGTAATGCCCAGGCCCAGGCCGACGCAACGGCGGTTGCTGAGTATGTTTGCACTACCGCCCAGGCCCTGTCAGCATCTGGCCTTGTTCTCAGCGACAAACAAACCACCGCGCTCAACTCTGTCATCAACGCATGTAACGTCACGGCGGGCGGGTCGAACCTTACCCAAGCCAGTGCCGTCGCCGCGATCTTCGCCGGGCTTGTCACCCTCCAGCAGGGTGGGTTGCTCAACGGCATCAAGATGAAGGCGCTTTCTCCCACTGACATTGCCCTCATCCAGCACAAATACGCCCTTCCCCAGTCCACCGTTGACTGGATCATCACCCACGACTTCAAATGACCCTCACCTATTCCCGACTAAACGCCATGGTTGATGCGGTGCGGCAGTTCCCGCTAACCGATGTTATATCAATCATCCAAGACCCGACTGCGCGCAACACCGAGCAGATCGCCGAGGATGTCATCGCCGTCATCTCGGCGGCTTACCCTGAGGCCGCACTGGCCACAATCGGCCTCGAGGCGCTCATCTGGGCAATCCAAAACCCTGGCGTTAATCTTAACACAAACCGTGACCCAGTGGGTCGAGGAGGTAGACGTGCCTAGCAAAACACCTGCACAAGCCAAGCTCATGCGTGCCGCTGCCCATACCAAAGGCGGTTTCGGCGGTGTGCCACAGAAGGTTGGCAAGGAATTCACCGCGGCAGATATGGCGAAGAAACCCAAGAAGAAGGGGAAATGAGCCATGTCCCCGATTCTTCTCGTCCTCATCATCATCCTCCTCTTCGGCGGGCTCGGTGGTGGGTATTACGGCTATAACACCTACGGTTGGGGCGGTGGAATTGTCCCGATCCTTCTCGTCATCATCGTGATTTTTGTCCTGTTCGGTAGGGGTGGATGGTGAACGATAAGCCGAAAATTGATGATGAAGACGATCTAAGTCTCACGCGCATTGCCCGGGACATGCGGGCAATGTTGCTTGAGATGCGTGAAATTACCAAGTATATGCGTGACGCTGAAACCGAAGTCCCTGAGCGTGTGCGGCGGTTTATCATGTACTTCCACGACGTTCACGATATGCAGAACCTCTACAACGAACTCGGCATCCCGCCGCCGCTGCATATTAAGCAAGAAATCGAACGGTGCGCCGATCGGTTCAAACACATCCTCGAGGATATGTATGACAAAGACAAACACGGCGGGTTCGAGCGAGTACGCGAGGAAATGACCCAACGTGGCGGCAATCGCTATGATTGGAGTCGTGCCCTCGCCAAACCGGAGAAGGGATCATGAAACAAGGACGTGCACCAACGCGAATGGCCGGGGGCAAGGTAGAACCCAACTCCCGCGCAATCGACCCTGGCGCGGTGTCAGAACTCGGCATCCATCAGGTTCACATTCGAACTATCCCCAGCCTTGACGCCGGTCGGGGGTATAAGGCACCGATGGCGTCATCGTCCATCCACCATTGTGGATCACAAGGGAAACACTGACATGCCGATCAAAGACCCTGGAAGACTTGCTGCGTTGCTTGATGTGGTTGCTAAGGTTGCGACGGTTGCGCCGAGAGCAACCCATCTATCCTCCTCAGCTATGAAGGAGATTGATGCGCAGAATGAGGAACTGCGTAAGGAAGGGCTTGAACTCGCCAAGAAGGAGGAAGATGAACGGGCCAAGCGGGATCATGAAGCGGCCATTCTCGCTGCTGGTGGACCTGCTAAGGAGCGCCTGACCCAGGCTGAAATGGATCGGCAGCAGTTGGAGAATGATAAGAAGGTTGCCGCTGAGGCGGATCGGGTTGCCAAGGAAAAGTTCGACCGTGAAGAAGCTGAACGGCGGGCGAATGATCCGCATGGGTTGAGGCCTCCACCGCCAATGCCTCCGACTTCCGGTGCAGTTCGCCCACCTGGCCAGCCTGCACAGCGACCGGAGGATGTTGAGTTTCCTCGGCGGCCGATTGAACCTCGTGCAATCCCCTCTAACAAGGTAGATAACAATGGCTGACGTACTATCTCCATGGAGCAAGGAAGGCCCCGCTCCAACACAAGGTAACCGCGCAACTTGTGGCGGGTGCGAATACCCGCCGAAGGAACTACCCTACAGTCCTCCCGTCGGGCCAAAGGGCCAGATGCATAACAGCGTTGGCCTTGGAGGTACCAATCATGGCAACGCAGTCAACCAGGGAAAGCATTAGGTATCATTCGATCCCACGCTTTCCATCGAACTACTACCTCGCGCAACAATTGGAGAAAATCATGTCCGCACTCACCGACCTCCAGGCCTCAGCGGCCGCAATCAACACCGCAGTTAGCAACGCCGTGACCGAAATCCAGGCGCTTGCCGCGAAGATCGGCACGAACACCGACGATCCGGATGTTGAGGCTGTGGCGACACAGATCAGCACCCTGGCCGCTAACTTGCAGTCCGCGGTTGATGCTGCCCAGCCGCCGGCCACCCCCTCGACCGGAAGCTAATCCATGACCACCGCGACGGACATTGCCAATTGGGCGCTACAGGTCCCAGGAACTCGGACAGACGTCACCGACGCCGAGCTTGCGGCAAACAGCACCAATGAGGCGAAGCAACTTAACCTCAAGATCGACAATGTCCGTCGCCGACTTTTGCGTATGGCGCCGTGGAACTGTGGGCTGAAAACCGCCAACCTAATCTACATCACCAGTTCCCCAGGCACGCCTGAGAACACTATGGCCGCGACTACCCTGTGGCAACCGGGCCAACCATCGCCACCGTGGAATTATGAATACCAATATCCGCCCGATTGTCTGCGGATGTGTTTCGTCATCCCCAGCACCCAGACCGGATTTGCTGGTGGCGTTCCCATTACCACAGCGGTAACGGGCGGGGCGGCATCTTTCTGGCAAGGTCCGCCAGTGAAGTACAAGGTGCAAAATGACACATTTGTTCCCGTTACTGCGGCCGCTGTTGTTAATGGGGGTAGTGGTTATTCTGTTGGCGATATCGTATTCGGTCCTGGTGCTCTTAATCCGACGACGGGGCAACAACCTAGCGCGGCGCAAGGACTACAACCCGTCGGCGGACCGGTCCAACTCATCGTCACGGGAGTCAGTGGAGGAGTCGTCACGTCGGTTTCTGTGATCCCGCAAGTAAACAACACTCAAACAGCCCCGGCGCAATCAGGTATCGCTGCCGGGCCACTAGTAGGAGGGTCGTACTTTGCCCCGATCCCAAATCCCGTTGCACAATCCTTCACGACTGGAGCAGGTGTTGGTGCAACTTTCAATCTCACTTATGGAAGCCCAAGCAACCAGCGAGTGGTGTTGTGTAATCAAGAATTCGCCATTTCAGTCTATTGCCAAGACATCACCGACCCAGATACGATGGATCAGAACTTCATCGATGCCTGGGCAAAGGCACTTGGTGCGGAGATAACAATCCCGCTGACAGGGGATAAGAAGCTGGCGAATATGGCAATTCAGGAGGTGAACAATGCCATCACTTGGTCGCGAGCCAACGATGGCAATGAGGGGTTTACGGTGAATGATGTAACGCCCGATTGGATTAGGTTCAGGGGATATGAAATCGCCTCGCCTTATTCCAGCCCGTGGTCTGGGTTTGATTGGGGCGGAATGTATCCGATATTTGGGTGAGCGACATGACAACTATTCCGACATATCTAATCCATGAACTTGAGAAAACGGATAAATACGTCGTGATTTGGGAAAGCGAGTTTGGGCTTGCTACATACTCTCCCACGCCGTATAACTACAAAGAACGCATTAAACTAGCATTGCAATGTGCCTTACAACAGCGTAAGTGGATGCGCATCCGTGGCTGACATTGCGGTAACGGCAAGTTTCAATTCCGGCGAATGGAGTCCTGCCCTATTCGCCCGCGTGGATATGCAGAAGTACCGCTCGGCTGCGGCGCTGTTGCAGAATTTCTTTGTCGATTATCGGGGAGGGGCAAGTACCCGGGCGGGGAGCGAGTACATTATCCAATGCCTACCCGGGATCAATCGCCTGATCCCATTCCAGGCGTCGTTTAATGTTGGGTATGAGTTGCTATTTAGCAACTTTAAACTGCGGTTTATCTTTCAAGGTTCGCCGGTTTTGGAGAATGGGTTTACCATCTCCGGCGCAACCCAGGCAAATCCGGCGGTAATCACCGCAACTGGCAATGACTTTGTCCTCGGCGATTGGGTTTATGTCTCCGGCGTTTTGGGGATGACACAACTCAACGGCAGATTTTACGAAGTCGCCGCGGTGAGTGGGGCCAGTGTTACCCTTCAAGATTTGTTCGGGTTTGTGATTGATTCCACGGGTTATTCCGCCTACGTCTCTGGCGGCGAAGTCCAGCGCATCTACACCATCGACAGCCCATACCTCGACACCGATCTGGCGCTGTTAAAATACACCCAACTCGACGGCACCCATATGGTGCTGACCCATACCGCTTATGCACCCCAAGAACTCACCCTCACCTCCGCGATCAGTTGGGCATTTGCCAATATCGACTTCGGCTCGACTGCCGCAACGCCCAACCTCACCAGTGTTCAAACCACCCTCCCGAACATTGACATCTACACCACCCCGGCGACAACGGGGCAGTCGTACTACACATATCGCGTCACCTCGGTCGATGCGCAGAACCAAGAGTCTTTGCCGTCCAATCTCCAAGGTATTGGGCCGGTGGTGGACATTCGCACTTATGGTGGATCGAACAAGTTGAATTGGGATTTTGTTGATGGCGCTGTGGCGTATAATTGTTATGCCGCGGACATTTCGTATTTTGGCCTCGCAGACATCAACAACTACTATGGCTTCATCGGCACTTCCTACACCGACAACTTCATCGACTCCAACATCACGCCGGACTTCGCCGAGGGCCCGCCCAATTCGCAAAACCCATTTGTCGGCACGGGTGTTGGATACATCATCGTCACGGGAAATGGTACCTACACCAGCGTGCCAGGCGTTACCCTAACCGGTGGAACGCCCTCCATCGCGGCCACAGCAGCAGCGGTGTTGCAAATTATCGGCGTGCCAACCATCACGGCAGGTGGGACTGGGTTTGTCGTTGGCGATACGGTCAACTTCAACCACGGCATCATCATGGCCGTGACGGGGGTATCGGGTGGGGCGATCACCTCTTGGGCTGTGGCAAGTCCTGGGGCAATTTACTCTGGCTCAACCCCGGCCAATCCCATCCCCCAATACCAAACCTCCGGCTCAGGCACTGGTGCCACCCTATCCGCCACATGGGGCGTTGGGTTGATAACGGTGACATCCCCTGGGCTTGATTATGCGTCAGCGCCAACGGTGGGATTTACCTCTGGCGCCGCAACCGCCACAGCCTTTCTCACTCCAACAGGCGCGGGCAATCCAGGTGTCTGCACAGTCTTCCAACAGCGGCTGGTCTTGGCAAGTACCCTCGGTGCGCCGCAGACTTTCTGGATGTCAGTCCCGGGCGCGCCATTTAACTTCAACACACACAGGCCGACGAATGAGTTGGATGCCATTACCGGCACCCTCACCTCAGGGGTGTTGAATACGATTAAATCCTTCGCCTCTGTGCCGTCGGGCTTGCTGTGTCTCACCGACAAAGCCGCTTGGGCGATCACCGGCGGGTTTAATTTCTCCGGAGTTAGTAGCGGCGTGTCGGCATTCTCCATCGTCGCGGCGCAACAATCGTTCATCGGCGCGAATGATATGCCGATAATCAATTCGAATTATGACTTTCTTTACGTTACCTCAGACGGGACTAAGGTTCGGGATCTAACCTACAACATCTACTTCAACACCTTCACTGGGACTGATATTTCCATCACCGCGTCGCATTTGTTTTATGGCTTCACCCTCACCGAATGGACGTGGGCGCAAGAGCCGTTTTACATGGTTTGGGCGGTGAGGAATGATGGAACGATGCTCACGCTGACGTTCCTCAAAGAGCAAGAGTTCGTCGGCTGGAGCCATCAGGTCACGTTGGGGTTGTATAATTCAGTGTCATCTGTCACCGAGCCGAGTGTGGTAAGTGGGACGGTTGACGCGGTGTATGCTGTGGTTGAACGGGTGGTGAATTCGCAAACGGTACAGTATGTTGAACGGTTCGCCGAACGGGTGTTTCCACTTGGGCTTAAGGATGCTTGGTGCGTTGACTCCGGGTTGCAGTATATCGGCTCGGCGACATTGGCATTCCAAGGCGCGGAACATCTGTCAGGGTTGAGTGTCACGGGTCTCGCCACGGATGATCAGACAAACACCACTATCATCGCCCCGTTTACCATGCCGTATAATGGGGAATTCACCCTCCCTGCCCCGCCAGCACCGGCGACTGGGTATGTGCAAATTGTCCTGGGCTTGTCCTATACCTGCAGACTCCAAACCATGCCGTTGGATTTGGGCGAGCCGACGGTTCAGGGCAAGGCTAAAAAGATTAGCAATGTTGATGTGAGGGTTGATCAGACCCTTGGCTTGCAGATCGGGCCAGATTTCTCGCATCTCGTCCCGATGAAGGACCTGGTTCAGGGCAATGTGGGCTCGATGCTAATTGGCCAATCCACTCAAATTGTCAATGGCCTGTACACCGGCGATGCCAGAACATTCCTCAACCCAACCTACACCATCCCCGGGCAATATTGCATCCAGCAATCCCTACCCTACCCCGCCACAGTTCTCGGCGTTTTCCCCAGCTTTACCATTGGGGATGACAAATGAACGCCACAGTTCGCCGGATCGAAGCCCATGAAGTTGCCGCGCTACCTATTGAACCAGATGAGCTCGCCGACATCGTTCGGGCTAGTGGCCTTAGCGATCCTATCCTTCGGGGTGACTATGACGGCCATTTGCTTGTGGTCTTGGGCTTCATCCCCCCAACCATCCTTTCCGACGATACCTATCTGTGGATGTATTCGGCTCCTGTGGTTCGGCAATATCCCATGGTTGTTGGACGGTGGGGATATAGAGTCGTTGCGGCCGCTTTTCATCGGTACACTCGCATCGTTGGCCATTGCAATCGTGACAGTGCGCATTGGCTTCGTCGCATGGGTGCGGAAGTGACGGTTGGACCGGGTGGGCTGGTGTTTAAATTAGAGGTAGAAAATGTCACTCAACACTGACATCGGCGCAGGGGGAATTGGCGCAACCATTGGTGGGGGATTGTCCTCTGCCATCGGCTCGCTCATGGGCGGGACGGCGCAACAGCAATACTACGACTACCAAGCTGGCGTTGCGCGGATGAACGCCGCGATTGCAGAGCAGAATGCGAACTATGCAATTAACATCGGCGAAATCCAAGCCCAACAATCAGGCCTTGCGGGCGCACAGCAGATGGGAAGGGTGGTTGTTGGGCAAGCTGCGAGCGGGCTGGATGTGAACTCGGGATCGAATAAGCAGGTGCAGTCTAGTCAACGGGATATTACCCGGCTTAATGAAGCATCTATTCGATCTACCGCAGCTAAGACTGCGTACAACTACCAAGTTGAAGGCGCTCAGTTTAGCGCCCAAGCCACGGCGGATATTCAAGCGGGGAAGAATGCTAAGTCTGCCGCACTGATCGGGGCGGAGAGTTCCATCATTGGCGCGGCAAGCTCGGTGTCGAGTGAGTGGATCAAGGGAACGCAAGTTGGCTTGTTCCCCAATCCTACCAACAAACAAATGGGAGCTAGTATCTCTAGCTTCTTTGGGGGTGGCTGATGCCTGAGATACCCTACAGCGGCGTACCGGATCGCACGCCAGAGTTCCGGCCGACACCGAGTCTTAATGTTAATCCCCCCGAAGCGGCGTTTGGGACGAACATTGCTGCGGCGACACAGCACCTTGGGCAGGTGGAGGAAGGAGCGGGGAAGGAACTGTTTGATCGGGCGTATGCGCTGCAAGAGATGCACGAACAATCCAACGCGCTTGCTGCTGGGGCGAAATCCACGGAACAGATGAATAATCTGTTTGTGGATTTTAAGGAAAAGCGTGGCGCTGATGCTGGACCACAGGCGTTAACGGCGTATCAGCAGGGCTTGGACAAGGTCCTGGCAGATGGTAAGGCTGGGCTTAGTCCGTATGGGCAGTTGCTCTACGACCAAGAAGCCCGCACAAACCATGCTAAGATGTTGTTGTATGGATCAGAACATGCGGCAGATGAGTCGAAACAATATTACATCGGCAGCGCCAAGGCCGCACAGGCGTCGGATATAAAGGGAATGGAACTGGTTCCTGGGGATGAGAAAGGGAATGCGGCGAAACTTAATGACATTCGAGCCCGGGCGCATGATATATCTTCGGCGAATGGCGATCCACCTGGAAGTCCGCAGTATATCAAGGAGGAGAATGATTCGGTTAATGCTGCGGTAATTGCCCAGCTTCGGGGAATGGGCCAGAACGATCCGGTTAAGGCATTGCAACTTTATAGCGATGCAGTGAATAAGAAGCTGATTTATGGGGAGGATGCCGGGCGGATCGGGCAATGGTTGAAGGTTCAGCGCAATACCATCGGTGCTGGGCATAATGCTGCGGAGACTATGAAGGGGTTTACCGGTGGCGGGCCGGTGCTAAATGCGCTGTTTGGGAATGAGAGTGGCGGGAGGAATGTTGTTAACAAAGACAAGACAACTTCATCGGGTCAAGCGCAGGGTTTCTTTCAAATTACCACTGGAACATGGGCAGAGTTTGCAGCGCAGGCTGGGGTTGACACGGGCAAATACCCCACAGCGATAGAGGCCCCATATGAAGTGCAGGCCCAGGTTGCGAGTATAATCCCACTCAGGCGATGGGACCCGACGACTATTGCCGCAATGCAACATGCCGGGGCGAAGTTGGATTTGAACAAAACCCTCGGTCAGAACCTTGCGGCGAATGGGGAAAGTATCTCACTTGACGGAGTTTCGGAGAAGACTGTGGCTGCGCAAGCACGGCAGTTGGCAAACTCCCAATTCCCTGGCGATGAGGAATTCGCCGAGGCCAGTGAAGATCGGGCGATGTCGCAGTTCAATAAAATCCAAACCATAAATCGGGACGAGTTGTTTAGGGATAAGGACACGTTGGTTTCGTCGTTGGTTGAAGGGATTGGGCCGGATCACAAACTGCCAACTAGTGTGGATGAATTTAAACTTGATCCGAACCTGAACCAGGCTTGGCAGGCGCTAGGTCAGGCCAAAGGTGGGCCGGAAATCCAACAGCAGATTATGCGGCAACTTGCGCAGAACGCAAAGGGTGATGTGGCGTTAACACCGGAACGGGAGAAGAAGTGGCAGCAGCTTGCTGGGTTGTCGGCTAATGATCCACAGGCGTTTATGTCACAGACCAGTGATATCTCCAAGGTTGATCTGCCATTGGGAATGAAGAAACAAATCATTGCTTGGCAACGAGACATCTATAAAAAAGTCGATGCCAACCCGCAGATGTCGCACGCGATTGGGTATCTACAGCGAACTGGAATTTTATCGGCCGCGGGATTGACGAAAGAACAAGACCAAGATGGGCTTAATCAGTTCACTGGAATCTTGCATGACATTATGTCGAACTATCAACTACAAAATGACAAACCAATGCCAGATGCTGAGGTTGAGGCAACGGCGACTAAACTGCTCCAACGCACTCATGCTGGCTGGCTCGGTGGGAGTATTGGGCAAGGCCCGCAATGGTTTAGATCAGCGGATGCTGTGCCGGATGAATTTAAGGCCAAGACTATTTCCAACCCCATCTGGCAAGGGGCAATACCAAGTGAAGATCAAATTATGAAAATCTGGATGGCGACGCAGTACAATGATCTTGTAAACCCACCTAAGGTAGGAAATGGGAAATGACTAAAGTAGAACTTATCGATGCTCTTAAGGAGTACCCTGATCATGCCACTATCGTGACAGTTGATCGGGATGGGTGGCATAATGATATTGAAACGGTGCAAACATTTAAGTGCTTGCAAGATGAGAAGACGGGGTATTATGAGGTTGTTTTATACGCGCAGAATGGACGAGATGAGGTTACTGAATAATGCCCGATCAACTTGATCAAGCGGTACAGGATTACGTTACCAGCGCTAAGTCACGCACGGTTGCGGGGTTTGGCACCACGCCCGATGATGCGGCGAGGAGTGTGCAGTTAGAGGATGCAACGGGAACGCCCGCTCCGTTGATCGCGCCGGATGTTAAGTCCTATGATCAAACCACGCAGCGTGATATGGCGTCGGTGATTGTGGAACGTGATCCGCAGTTGATGGCGTATGTGCACAGTCACCCAATGGCGGCAGGGGTAAGCCAGAATGATTGGGGCAATTTGTCGGTGCTGTCCCAGGCTGCGGGTGCGCATGCGGGGATTTTGAAAACGCTCAATGCACCGTGGGATCGCGGGTTTGATGCAGCGCTGGAGGCGGCGAAGGATGATTTCAACGCACCGGTGAGGTCGTATTCGCCACAGGATGTGTTGAACAAATATCCCAACTTGCAAAAAGCCGGGCCGTTGGGTGCTCTTGCCGCAACCCTTGGGGCGTTTGGTGCGAGTGCAGGGGGATTGGCAATTGATGCGCCGAGTAATTTCGCGTCAATGCTCATCCACAGCACCGGGGCTTTTATCAACCAATTTGCCAAGACCTTAGGTGTGCCTGACGCGGACCTGTTGGCTAAGGATGTAATGGGCGAGTTTGAACGCCGCATGCAATCGGGGGATGTGCCGGTACATGAGCCTACGATTGAACACCCCCCAACCGCGCACCTTGAGGCGACGCTCGAAGCGCACTGGAGGTCGCAGACGAACACCCTCAATACATTTGGGCAAGCGGGGCGAGAGGTTCCTAAAGGCGTTGTGCCTGTGGTCGATAGCCTTCGGGCTGGTGTTAATGCTCAGTTGGTGGAAGGGTTGGATGAAGTTGTAAAGCAGGCGCAAGGAAGCCAGACCAAGGAACTCGCCCCCGGGTTGTTCCGCAACTTCATGGAGCAACACTATGGACAGTCTCATCTCGGAATTTCCCCTGATGCAGCTATCGCTCTATACGGCGACAAGCTACCTGAACCCGATGACGGGTTGCTGGGATGGGTGCCTGGTATTGCCGACAAACTTGATCTTGCCCGGCGGACGGGGGCCAACGTTGAGGTGCCTATCGCGGATTACGTTGCACGAATTGATCCCGCAGTCCACAAGCAACTACACGATGATTTGCTCACTTGGCCTGGAGGCGTGACGGCAAGGGAGGGGGCGGAGTTGGCCCAGGCTGAGCCCAAGTTGATAGTTGAGGGCGAATTGCCGCAGGTCCGTGGTTCCTATGGCCTGGAGCCGATGTTCTCGATGGGGGATCGGAAGCTGACGTTGCAGCATAATGAAGCCACTATACGTGATGTTGGGTGGGGACATATCGACATCAGTCAACGTCCACAGATGCATGGATTGGACATTCTTGATGAGAATGGCAAGACTGTTGGGGGAATGGTGATTACTCCACAGGGGAAGAACCTTGAGATTGAAGCTGTTAATGGGATTGCTGGGCATTGGGCGAATTCGTTCGGGCCCGCACTAGTTCGGGATTTGGCACGGCAGTTGAAGGGGTTGTATCCAGATGCTGAAACGGCGTCGGGGTATCGGGTATCTGGTGCGAGGGAAGATCGGCCAGAGCGGGTGACGATTAGGCTTGATACGCCAAATGGATGGGATAGGGTTGAGCCATTACGGGACCTACTCAGTGAAACCTATGGGCGGCAATTAAGTGATAAGGTCAGCGCGGACATTGTGCCATCGGAGCTTTACGCCGCTAATGAAAAGCGCATGGCTGGGATTGTGCATGAGGAGATTGCCAAACTTACAGGCGGTCGGGCGAAGGTTGTGCCGAGTGCTGGGATTGATTACTCTGGGGTTGGTACGCCGAGGGGGGTTTATGTACCGAAGGCGGGATTGATTGTTTATGATTTGCTGGGTGTTGATCCCGTTGGAACGGGGCGGCATGAGGCGATACATTACCTCAAGGACCAAGGCTTATTCACTGCCAAAGAATGGCAGGCGCTGAGTGAGGCCGCGGTGCGGGAAGGGTGGCTGGATAGGTATGGGATTGCCAATCGGTATGATGGATTTGCACCCGAGGTTCAGATAGAGGAGTCGATTGCTGAGGCGTTCAAGGAGTGGGCGGCGACGAGGGATGTTGACCGGATAGAGATTACCCCGATTGGGAAGATATTTGAGAAGATATGGGATTTGTTGCAGAGTATTAAACAACGCTTTGCTGAGATGTTTGGGCGTATGCCGACGGCGGATGAGTTGTTTCAGAAGGTTGGCTCGGGCGAGATTGGCCAGCGGGCATTGCAAGGGACGGGTGGCAGTGCTGGGGAACTGCGGTTCTCGATGGATGAACTCGAGAATTTGAAAGCCTCGGGGCTTGGGCTGGACTCCAAAACATTCGCTGCCATCAGTAAGTCGTATCAAGAACGCTTTGCACGAGACCTCGCTAAAGCGCAGGAGAGAGCGGAGCGAGATCAGAAGAAGCGGCAATCTGCGGAATGGAAAGACAACCGCGCAGCAATGCGGCAGGAGGTGGAGCAGACCATCCGTCAGCGGCCTGATATTGCGGTCGATCAATTCCTCGGTGCGGGGCAGACATCGCTCGGTAAGCAATTGCCGCAGAAGCGGTATTCGTTGCTGGAGAGCGATCTGACCGGCGAACAGAAGAAGCTGTTGCCGTCGAGTTACTATTCCAAGTCCGGCTTTCCGGTGGATGAGGTGGCGAAGCAGTTTGGGTATCCATCAGGGGAGGACATGATCCAGGCGCTTGGCTCGTACAACAGCGCTAAGGCTGGACGATCTGCCAAGGAAATGCTTGAACACACCATCAACGTTGAAACCGACCGCAAGATGGAGGCGAAGTATGGCGACCTACCCAGTAACATTCTATCTGAGGCTAAAGCACAGGCCTTCTCGGAAAGTGAGGTGCATATTATCACCGAGGAGTATCAAGCTGCGGCCCAAATGGCGGGTGTTACCGCAGTTGACCGGAGTGTTATCGCTCAGTCCGCTAGGGACTCCGTCAACAAGATGGCGTTCCAGGGGATCAATAGCGACAAATTCTCTGAACTTGTTAAGAAGGCGCAAGACGTCGCAATTCGGGCGCTGGCTAATGGCGATCCAGGAACGGCGGTGATTGCATTACAGCGGCGGATGGAGAATGCATACATCGCCGTGGAGTTAAAGAAGGTTGAGGCGCAGGTTGGGAAGTTTCAACGGTTGACCAAGTTCTATGCCAAGCCCTGGGATGTGACGAAGCCAAGCCCGGTGGATGCGGAGTGGAGTTTGTTTACGAGGAATATGCTGAGCAAGGTCGGGTTGCCGAGTGGTATGTCGGTGCAGGGTATGGCACAAGCCATCGGCCGGAACAGGTTCACTGACCTCGCCGATTTCGTCACCAAGATGGAGAATGAGAATGAGGTGAGTGGGTTGCAGTTGCCGGTGCCAGATTGGTTGTTAAGGAATGACCCACAGCAGAAGCCGTTCAAGTCACTGACGGTTGAGGAATGGAAGGATGTTAACCAATCACTGGTGACGTTTGATACATTGGGGCGTAATGAACAAAAGGCCGTCACCGCTGATGCGAAGGTGGATAAGGCAGAGTTGATTGGCAGGATGCGGGCACAATTGGCGAAGTACTTTGAGCCGATTACTAAGGACCTCGCACAGCGCGGCGCATTCGGGCAAGCTGTGGGACACTTCATCGCGGCGTCGACTAGCAATGAAACGTTAATGTCGCGGTTCGATCACAGGGATACGCATGGGTTGTTCACTGAGACCTTTTCCAAACCCGCTGCTAGCTCAGCCAATGCTGCGGCGGTAATAGAACGTGAAACGGGGAAAGACTTGCGTGAGTTGGGGCCGGTGAAGGATGGGGAACGAACCCTACAGTCACCTTTCATCGACCCTCGCACCAAGCAACCTGTCGAGAACTTCACCCGGAACAATCTCGCTGTTGTTATCTCCAACCTCGGTAATGACTACAACTGGCGAACCCTGACCAAAGGCTGGCGGGTTGACCCAGATCAACTCATGAAATGGGTGGAGAAGAACTCGACGGTGGAGGACTTGGAACGCGCCCAAGAGATGGGAAAGATTTGGAAAGGGCTGTGGGAGCAATCCTCCGCGATGTATGAGCGGCAGTATGGGATTGCGCCGGAGGGTGTGGAACCTAGGCCGTTTGAGATGCATGGCAAACAGTGGGATGGGTGGTACCATCCGATTATACCGGATGCGGAATTGAGTCGATTTGTCAATAAGCTGCCCGAATTGGATAAGGCTGAAACCAACTTCTGGCCCGCGACGAATAACAACTATATCAAACGCCGGACTGGGGCTATTCAAGTTCTTGATCTGAGCTATGACCAGATCGGGGTGAGACTTAGCCAGCAGATACATGATATTGCATTTCGTGAATTCGTTGCAAACGCCGCTAAGATTATAAAGGATCAACAGTTTCGTCAAGCGGTGACGGGTCATTATGGCAAAGAATACATGGACCAGATGGATGGTTGGTTGCAACGAACCGCTGGGAAGAATTCGTTTAACTGTGCGGCGATGAGTGTGGCACAGGCGGCATCTAATGCAATTCGGCAGAATGTTATCTCAACCTATGTCGCGTTCAACCCAATCACCGCGGCGAAGCATGGATCAACCGCGTGGATGATGTCGAGCAGGGAACTTGACCAGAACATCTTTAAGTCTGTGCCGAAGTTCCTTGGGTTCACCGCTGAACTTAAGATGAACCAATGGTTTGGCACGGCTGTTAGTGATCTGTATGGCAAATCGCCACAGATGGGGGATAAGTTGTGGGATTGGGCGACGGGGATGAGTGAGGAACTTAAGCGAAGGGAACGGAACTTTCAAGACACCATCGGTGGCGCGCAAGGGTTGAACATGGGAGAGCGCCGGCTGCGGGATAAGGTGTCGCAGATTGGGGCGTCCGTCGTTGCTTGGTCTGACCTACAGTCCGCTGTACCGCTGTGGGTGGCGAAGTATAGGGAGGAGTTTGCATGGAGTGCGGAACATGGGACGGCGGTCCGTGAAGCTGACATGGCAGTGCGGAGGGCACATGGATCGACGGCGATTACAAATCTGCCCGCAATCGCCACGAGTCAGGATATTCTAGGTCCATGGATGACGTCGTTGTATGGCTTTATGGGCACAAACATGCAGCGGCGGATTGAGATGTTTCATGATTTGAATGATGCGTATCATCTTGGGTTGGAGGGGAAGATTAACGAGGCGAGTAGGAAGTTGCCGACGGTGTTGTCGAGTCTTGCGACGTATGTGGTTTGGACCGGGATTGTGGAGGAGGTGGCAAGTCAGCAGTTCTTCTCGGATCGGCGGTCGATTGGGGAGAAGGCGCTGGGTTGGGTGTTTGGGACGGCGGCGCAGACGGTGATCGGGGTGAGGGATTTGATCTATGACTTGCAAACTGGCAAGGAGGATGCAGGGCTTATCTCCACACCGATGCATGATACATCAAACCTGATCCGCGATGCGAGGAAAGCCGACCCGCTGGGGAAGCAGCATATTGGGAAGTTGATTGCGGATGGTTGCGCGACGATTGGGGATTGGAAAGGCCTCTGTCCGCGGCATGTGGGGAAGGCGATGCAGTATGGGATTGATGTGTTCAACGGCTACCAAGTCCCACATAGCGGTTGGGATGTGGAAAAGGGTTTGATAACTGGAACCCAGAAGCAAAAAATCGTGCGGTAAATCAAATGGTCAAGGAAAGATGTAGATGTTATGAATGTTCCTATTGGTGAGCGAGGTGTTGAGATTAGTGCGTCGACGGTAAACCATTGGGTAACGGTGGCGCTGGGGATTATTGTTGGGTTGATCGGGTGGTCATATCAGGTTCAGCAGCAACAGCTT